CGTCGAGCTCGCAAAGCGTCCGGCGCGGCCTGCGGTCGACGCCGCACCCTTGGCACCTGCGCGTCCGCCAGCTCCGAGGGGCAGACCGCCGCCGCCCAGCACTCCGCCCGCCCCAAGCGACACGGCCGCAGCTTCCAGGGACGCAGCGGCTGCGGTCAGGGCAGCGGCTGCCCCGGTCAGCCCAGCGCCGCCAGCGGCTCCAGCCAAAGCACCAACAGCTCCCCTGGCGCCGCCCAGGCCGATGCCTCGCAACAACATCCCAGGCAGGCGGAACAGCAGCCCGCCGATGATCGTCGCGATCACCGTCCCGCCCACCGCCGCACCGGCAAGGCCGGCGCCTGCTGCGATCGGATGCGCGATGGCGAACTCGCGAATTGCCCGCAAAATGGTGGTCAGCTGCGGCGTGAAGGAGTCGACCAAGATGTTGGTCAGGCCAGTGATGGTCTGTTGCAGCTCAAACCAAGCGCGCTGGGCCTCCTGCGCCCGCTGCGTCATCCCCTCGGTCGGCACGCCGCTGCGCCGCGCCTCGGCAAGATCTCGCGAGACCGCTCCGGTTCCTCGCAGCGCCTCGTTGATCGACCCTTCGTCCAAACCCAGCCGGTGGCCGACCAGACGGACGTTACCGACATCGGCGCGGTGCGCCGTCGCGTAGGAAACGAAGCGTTGGTAGGTCTGTAGCGCGGTCTCGCCGCGCCTGCCGCCAATGACGTTCAGGGCTGGCAGGATCGCGGTGGTCCCGGTGGCCTTCAATTCGGCCATGCTGTCGGACAACCGCTGGAACGACGCGGTGGCTTCCTGTGCGCTGCCGCCGTTCGCCTCGATCGCGTTGCGGAACGCCGTCAGGTCCGGCACCGAGACGCCGATGTTGGTCGCTGCCCGCCCGAGCTGGGCGAGGTTGGTCACCGTGTCGCGGATCATCGACTCCAGGCCCTTGCCGCCGATCAGCACGGCGAGCAGGCCGAGAGCCTGATTCTTGATCTTACTGAAATACTCGGCGGCGACGTTGCCCTGCGAGCTCATCTGCTGGGCGGTGCGCCGGCCCTGGTCCTCGGTCTTCTTCAGGGTCAGGTCGATTTGGGTCGTGCTGGTCTTGAGCCTGTTGAGCGCGACGACGGCCTTGTTGAGCGAGGCATCGAACGGCGCGGTATCGAGGCCGAACTGGACGACAAGGGAGTCGATGACGGTCGGCATCGCTTATCTCCCTTCCTTGGCGTGCTCCTCGGCGCGCCGGCGGTTCGTGGCATCCACCGACAGCACCTCGATCAGGTCGTACAGGTCTTCCAGCCCGTAGACGGTATCGAGCTCATGTAGCGTGGCGAGGCGCGAAGAGACGACGACCGCAATCGCCTTCGGCACGTTGGCGTATTCTACGAGGCTAAGGCCGTCGGCGCTGATGCCGCCGTCTCCGTAGTCGATGGACCGGCGGCCAACGAGAAACCCACATGCAATTCGACCACCTCGCGGCGCAACTGCAATCTGGTCATCACCTCCTCGATGTCGTCCTCGATCAACGTGCGCCGAACCTGCGGCCGGGCGGGGTCGGGGATCACACTCACGCACTCCATCATCTCATCGAGCAGCGGCTCAGCCTCGTCGTAGGACATGCCGGCCAGCGCGCGCAGCCCGATCGCTGCAAGTCCGGCCATGCCGGACCCGGCAATGTCTGTGGGCAGATCTATGCCGGTCCGCATCATCGCCATCACCGCGCGTGCGGCCCAGCGTTCGGCGCGGCTCGCCGACATCTCTGTGAGCAGGAAGTGCTTGCCGGCGTCGCGCCCGCCCTCGGGGCCGATCGTCACCTCTTTCGTCTTGCGGGCCATGCGATCAGATCGGCACCGGCAGGATGGACGCCCAGGTGATGCCGAAGGTGCGCGCCTGCAATATCTTCCTGCCCTCAGGGAACGGCGTATAGGTCGAGAGGAAGCCGCGGATCAGCGTGAATTCTCGGTTGATCGACGGCAGGATCAGCCCGCCGTTGGCGATATAGGTTTCCCGCGCGGCCTCTTGTGCCGAATACCACGCATCGAACATCGCCGCCGACGGGCTGTCGGCCTGGATGCTGATGGTCATCTTCTTCTCGACCGGCACCCAGCCCGCGGAGAGATAGCCATCGACGCCCATCACCGTCTCGACGGGCGCGAACTGATCGGCGGTGAAAGCCGAATCCGCCGCATAGCCCTGCATCGTCTGCGGCACCGGGAACAGGTTGAGGATCGCCAGCGTGAGGACGCTGTTGGCTGCGGTAAGTGTTGCCATGACACGCCTCCTTCTACTGGATCATCACCGAGGCGAGGTTGATCCGCTGAACCGATTGCCCGTCCATGTACCAGAACGTGCATGGCGGTGATCCGCGCGCAGCGCGCACCTGCGGCAAGGCATCGCGCACCTGGAAATACCAGCCGCGCTGACCGAGGATGTCGTCGATCCTCACGCCGGCGTCGGCATTCACCGAGGCCGCCTGCTGCATCGAGAGCGTCACCCCAGCCCGCACCGCGCCGAAGTCCACGGCCTGATTGATCACGTCCTGGCAGGCCGCCTTGATCATCCCATAGCCTTGCATGTTGTAGGCGATCGACTTGCGGCTGGTCAGCAGCACCATCAGGGCGAGCTGGAACTGATTGTTCATCCAGACCTGATCGACATAGGAGTCGATCCAGGCGAACGGGCCACCGATCGAGCCGGAGTAGGCGAAGGTGAAGCGGTCGTTCGCGGTAGACCACACCCCGTAGTAATTGTAGCCGTTGCTCTCCAGCGTCGAGGCGATCGTCGCGTTGGTGATGTCCGCGACCAAGCCGGTCTGCGAGCGGAAGGCGAGCGTCGTGCGGCCGTTCAACTCGGTGAAGTCGATGCTGGCAATCGCGCCCATGAAGAACGAGGCGAGCGCCGCGCCCTGCGTCGGCGAGTAAAGCGCGACCGTGCCCGACAGGTTTGCCGCCTCGATCAACTGACCAAGGCAGGTCGAATTGTTCTGCTGCGTCGCGCCGATATCGGTATCCCAGGCGACATAGACGTAGCGGTTGCCCTGGCCGTTGCACCATTGCGCCAGCGCCAGCTTCTGCGCATTGCCGCTGCCGCCATCGGGATCGAAGGCGGTCGCGAACGACACCCAGTCCTGCGTCGTCGCCACCACGTTCGACATCACCCCGAGCGCCGTTGCCGGGATCGCGCCCTGGCTCAGTTGTGCGCCGCTCGCCTGGGTCAGATGGAATACGTTGGCGATCGTGCCGGTCGCATAGTCGATCGAGGAATTGGCCCCGGTGGTCGAAGAGGTGACGACGAAGCTCGCGGTGATCGCGTCATAGGTCACCGTCGGCGTGCTCGTGCTGAGCGAGGTCGAGGCGATCGTCTGGCTGTTGTTGAGGATGTAGGTCCCGACGCCGCCGATGCCGGTCCCGTAGGCGGCAATCACCGTCCCCGGTGTGGTGCCGCCGCCGGTCAACACCTGACCGACCGCGAGCGTGCCGGCCGAGACGGCGGTCACCGTCATGGTGAAGCCGGAGATGCTGGCGGTGAACGTCGCACCGCCGGCGGCCGGCTGGCCCAGCGCGGTCGACATGATTGCCGCCGCTTGCGAGAAGCTGGTCGCGGTCGCGAGATTGATCGTGTTGGAGGTCACCACGTTGCCGTCCAACCGGACTGCCATCGTCCCCGGCGGGGTGGCCTGTAGCTGCGCGATGGTCATGCCGGCGATCGTGGCACCGCGCAGCCACGCACCCACCGCGACGGTGTTGTACTGGCTGAACAGCATCGAGGCCGGTTTGACGTTGCTGTTGTCGAAGCCCAGGAAATAGTTGGTCGCGAGCTGGGCTTCCTGGCTGGTGGCGCCGAAATAGCCAGCGACATCCGCCTGCGTCGAGAACCGCAGCACGTCGCCGGTCGGCACGCGGGAGTTCTGTGTCAGCAGAAGGCCGACCAGATCGAGCGCGGTGCCGCCGGCCGAGATGACGGACGGCGTGACAGCGACAATCGCGCTCGCGGGAATCGCGGGGCCCGTCATGGCATAGCTCCGGACTGTGAGGGGTTAGGGCAGTTCGATCAGGAACGGCAGATCGACGCCCGGCGGGATGGTGACCACCACCTCGTCGGCGAACTGCATCGGGGAGTCGACTTCGATGTTGGCCTGCAGCACCGCCTCGACGATCCAGCGATGCTCGACCTGGGTCTCGGCGTCGAAAAACGGCATCTGCCTCGCGTCTTCGGCATACAGCGTCTGGATCGGCAGGCCGAGCCCGTCGAAATAGTGCGTGCCGAATTCGTCGCGCAGCAGCGTGGTGATGATCTGCGCATAATCGGCCGAGTGCTCGCCGTATATGTCGATCTGCACGGTGAGCTGCGTCGGCGCAATCGACGTGGTGACGCCGGCGTAGAGATGGTCGGGGGCGAAGGTCTGCTCCGGCGAGACGGTGTAAGTGCCGGCGCCGCCGGTGCCGGTGTCAAAAGCGGTGACCCTGGTGTTGGCCGCGAGCGGCTGGGTGGCGGTGCCGAACAGCATCGAGCCGACCGCGAGCGCGCCTCCGGTGATGCTATCGACGGTCAGTGTCGGGCCGTCGATCTGCCCGGTCATCGCGATGTCGATCGTCGCGTCGATGTTCGTCGCCAGTCTCGTGCGCAGCAGCGGCGTCATCATCACGAAGTCGCCGGCTGGCGAGGCGACGCGGTTGATCTGCGTCCGCAGGATCGGAATGCCCGGGGGCAGGATGGTGGCGAGGAAGCCCTTGAGCGACTGATAGACGTCGCCCTCGGTGACCGATGGTCCGATCACACGACCTTACCCGTCCAGCGCGGCACGGCTGGCTGTGCTCGCGACTGCGCCGACTGCGCGCTTGAACTCGGCGCCGCTCATCGTGCGGTAGTCGGTCATGGTGTGCTGATGACCTCGAGGACGACCACGCCGGGCGGCAGATTGACGGTGATCTCGCGCACGTCATCGCTGGTGGCGACCTCAGCCACGCCGACCAACGGCTCGAACACGGTGATGCGTTTGGCCGTGGCGAAACGCAGTGTGACTGGCACCGCGCCGCCCTGGCCGGCATCGGCCGCATGCCAGAGGGGCAGCAGAAACCGCCCGTTGCTCGCTTGGTAGCAGTCCCAGTCCATCGCCGCGGTGAGGCCGCTCACCTCTACGTCGAGCTTGCCCGGCGCGAATGTGCGACGATCGTCGCCATGGTCGGCACAGATGGCACAGAGGCTCTGCAGCGTGATGGCTGTCGGGCGCGGGTCCTCATAGCCGTTTCTCGGAAACAAGCCGGTGTGGAACACATCGCCATAATCAAACAGCGCATACCACCAAACGCCTTGCGTCCCGTTCTTCGCGCAGCGCAGCAACGTTTGCAGCGTCCAGATTGGGTCGCGCGCATCATCGGAATTGACCTGGGGGATCGGTGGCGGCTTAGCACCGCGCGGGGCGCGTCCGGCAAGCACGGCGATATTGGCCTTCACGGCGAGTGCTGCATCCTTGCTCCAGGCATAGAGCGTCGGATGAAACTCGGTCATGCCGATGACGTGTTCTTCGTAAGCGACCCAATGACCACCGATCATATCATTGACCGAGTAACCGGTGTTCGGCACGTCCGGCGAGGCCGGCGGGTAATAGTGACAATTCCCCCAATCGATGTTGCGATTATGCTCGGCCAGCAGATCGCCGAAATACGCCCGTATGGTGTTCTCGGGATGCGGCAGAGCTACTGCGATACTGGCCCCCATCACTAGGCACGGCTTGTTGGCAAACAGCGCCTTCTGCACGGCCAGCGTGTCGGCAGGCAGCACCGTCCCCCAGCCGAAATCCAGGTTCG